GCCGAACCTTCGACCACACATAACAACAATGTACCTGGCTTCGCAGTCAAGTATCTTCTTTTGATTTATATGTCCGTTGGGTAGTTCTATACGCATTAAAGTATTGTCTTGCCGTCTACAAATACTATCTCAATTCTGTTATCTGTTTGAATATCCATTTGTTCTTTAGGCTTACCATAAACACGGGTAAGCAAAGTTTCTAAACTATAAAGGCTGCCCTTCTCTAAGCTCTTACGCATAGCTGCTGCTATTGTCTTTTCAAGTATTGTTGCCTTCGGGTTATCCCATACTGTTTTAAGTTCCTCTAAGTCCATTGACATCATAGCTTGTATGGTATCGTTTATCTCCGCAAGTTTATACCCCTGCTCTTTAAGTAGGCTTACATACTTTCTTGGTCTGCCGTTTGGGTTTCCTGATTGTCCTGGTTTGAATGGTATTAAGTGTTCTTTGCTCATTCTGTTACGCTTCTGTTATTGAGCGGTAGGGTGGTATCGCACCCCTTCTCTTACCTGGAATGGTAAGCGCATTACTTTTATGCTTCTACCGCTTGTTGTCTTTCCTGCAAAGTTACTTTCTTCCCTTTGTACATACCTGCACCTAGTTCATCAATTTTGCTGAAAGGTAGTATAGGAACTGTAATTTTACAAGTTTTATCTATTAAATATATATATCTTAACTGATTTCCGTCTAATGCCTTTGCACCATCTTTTTTAGCTTTACCTGCACTCATTCCTAATTTTTTATAGTTAGAATTGTTTAGCGTTTTATCTGCTATTATTTTACCATTCCATTCTAATATGGTTTTATTTTCTTTAATTCCTGTTAAATAAAAACCACTTGCTCTATAAATAGTTCCATCTCCGCATTGTGTTGCATCTGAATAACTTAATATCCATTTTATATGCGGTGCATTTTTCTTTAATAATTTAATAGTAATTGCTATGCACCTACTTTCCGAATATTTAGGTAGGTATTCATCAAAAGCCATTCTGTTAAGTTCTAACATTTCATTCCATAAAGTGTTTTCTACAAGCGGTAAAACTTTTCTTTTATCCATACTTGTTCCATAACTTAATACTCCGTGTAGCTTTCCGTCTAAAAAACACCCAAAGTGCAGTGTGCTATTAGGCACTACCTTACCGCTATAATGGTTTTGCTTTACAAACTCATTAGCAATCTTTGCAGGTATAACCTTTACTATTATTTCTTTTGCTCTGCCCATTGCATTATTATTAAATATAAAGCGTTTCCGTTTGAGTTTTCGTTGCCCATTGTTTCTGCATATTTGTATTCCTCAGTTCCTTTTATTTCGTCTATTGCGTTCTTTATTTGTATAGCCTGTTCGTCTGCTAATGTAAAAGTCATTTGTTGGAATGGTGCTTTATCTCCGTCTGGTAAGCTAAAGTTTTCGCCTAAATCTTCTACATCAGAAAACCCAGGTATATCTAAACCCCACTCTTCTAATTGGTCGCTATCCCAATTATTAGCAAGGTCGCTCCAATCCCATTCGCCATAGCCTACGTTGTCTTTAACTATAAACTCCTTTTGTTGCTGCTCGGTTAGTTCACTTGCTTTGATAATCGGTATTTCTTTAAGTCCGGCTTCCTTACAAGCCTTTAATCTCATATTGCCACCTAGAACAACCATATCGTCATTAACTACAATAGGTCGAAGGTTTAGCATTTGTGGGAACTCGTTAATTGACTTTACGAGCTTTGCAAACTTATCGTCTTTAATTATTCTGGGGTTGTTTGGGTTTGCTTTTACTGTGTTGATTGGTACGTTTTGTATCATAGTATTCCGTTAATTATATCGTTTGCTTCGTCTATTGCGTCTTCTTGGTCTAAGTAAGTGTCTACGTCTGCTATGTGCTTATTAATTAAAGTTTCTGCCATAGCATAGGTGTAATTGCCTATGGTGGTCATATCGTCTCCATTCATACCTGTCTTGCATACTGCAACGAAGTAAGCCTTATGTGTAAGGAGCAGCCATATAGCAGTTAATTTTCTCATCTGCCTTGCCCTTTATATGGTTTCGGTCTCGGGTTATGTTTATTAAAGGACTTCTTAGCAAAGCCTCGCTTTCTTTTCCCGAATGAAATTTTATTCTTGTTTTCGCTACCTTTTGCCATTTGGTATGTTTTTTAAATGTATCTCAAATATTTCCTCAGCAGTCCACCTATTCTTAAAGTCATAATCGTAATGGCACTCTCTACACATAGCACATAAATTAGTTATATGGTCTTGCAGTTGTTTTCTTTTACTGCCGAATTTAGACCTTGCAACTATGTGCGCTATATCTACCGCAACCTTGCCACACACTTCACAAAGAATGGTATCTGACGAATCAAACCCCATTCCTTGTAAATAGTTTAAAGTGTGTCTCTGCATAGTTTCCCCATTAAATTTTCCGTTGATTAATAATTAATTGATTAAAAAATTTAACTATGCAAATTATTTTCCGTCTATCTCTTTTAGTTTGTTAGTAGCCCACTCAATCCCACTCGTACCGCCCCATGCGTCAAACATAAGACCACCACAACCTTCGCTATATGGAACGTCTTTATGCTGCTGATGTCTTTTAAAGGAAGCCATACGAGCAATCGTGTCTCTGCTAATCGGCTCTCTGTTTGCTAACTGCCTTGCTCTTGCTTTGCCTGTTGCTTCTCCACATGAACCCCACCCGTGTTTCTCTACCCATTCCAAAGCTCTCTTTGCGTTATTAGTTGCTGATTCCGGGTAATCGGTATAGCTATCCGCAAACTTGCCACCTGCAAGGATAGCCTTCCAAACCTTGTTAGCCTTCTCTTCGGTATCGTAAACACAATCTCCGTTACCAATCCTCCATTTTCCTGAACTGCATCTTGTTACTGGCATAGTTTACTATAAATATACTTTCTGTCTAAATTTATCTCCTCAAAGTTATAGTTCTTTTTGCAGAACTCAAATAGTTTATTTCCGCTTTCCTTTCGCATCTGCTCATCATTAACTAAATCTTTGATATGCTTATACCAATCCTTTTGACCTTTAACGTAATGCACCGGCATATTTAGGTAAGGATTGACATAGCTAACAACGGCAGGGTTCTTTTTAGCAGCCGTTTCTAATACTTTTAAATTTGACTTCATAGCGTTAAACTTGTTATCTACCAGAGGTATGATTGAAATGTCGCTATCTGTATAAGCCCCCATGTATTCTGTAACCTTTGCATAGTTGTAAATAGTAGGGTTAAGTTTTAGTCCACAAGTGAACGCATCTATCATTTTATCCCACACCGGCTTTTCGCCATCGTTGTACCCGGCTATTACAGTTCTTATATTCATACCTTGCAACCTTTTAAAAGGGTGTCTAATTAAATCAAGGTCTCGTTCGTGCGTTCCGCTGCCTGACCAGAATAGTCTAACCTTGTCGCTATCTAACTTCTCATCTCTAAATTGCTCGTCTCCATAAGGTAAAGCGTTCGGTAAGATGTGAACGTTTTTACTGTATGTGCTTATCTCTGCTGCTAATCTTTCGTGAGTGCAGGTGCAGAGGTCTGCAACTTCTAAATAGTCAGTAATCAGTTTAGGTATGTTATTGAGCTTGTATCTTGAATATAACAAATGGCTTTCGCTAAGTTCCCAATAATCATCATTATCTACTACTAATTTAAAGCCGTACTTAGTGCGCCAAGTGTTCATTTGCTTTGCATCTATCTCGTTCAGCATTCTGTTCATTAGCACAATATCCCACCCCTGCTCTAATAACTCATCATTAAGTACGTCTGTAATTAGTGCGTACTCTTTTTCCATGTGTACTATTGGCATCATTATTCTGTGAAACCCTACTCCCGAATTGGCTGAGGTTATACAAAGTATTCGCATCTTATATTCTTTTGGTTGTGATAGATGTCCTGATATTTATCCCATACGCTTTGCGCCCTTGCCAAGCTCTCGTCTTTCATTCGTCTGTAATCTGTTCCGTTGCCTACATCGTGTCCGATATGTTCTGACCTCATATCCGGCAGGTAGTAATTTGTAAATCCTGTAATAGTTGCTCGTTCTCCGTAATCTCTATCCTGCATTCCGTAGGGGTCGTATTCTTCGTTGTAACCCCCAACAGTATCTATAAGTTCACGAGTGATAAAATTATCGCCAAAGGGTGTATGCGTTTTATGAACTCCGTCTACTATTGGTGGCAGTTCCTCTACACAATGTATTCCAATAATGCCAGTTTTTGACACACGTTGAGAAAACATAACCCATTTTGACAACCAATTCTCAGGTAGTAAAATATCATTAGCTAATAAACAAACTGCATCATAGTTTTGAGTTATCCTAAGTCCTGAATTTACTCCGGCTGCTATGCCTCGCTTTTCTTTTGATAGATCGTAACCGGCAAACGGGTAGTTAAAGTTCTCGTGCGTGTCGCTGCCGTTATCTATTAAAAAGCAGTCTGCGTTGTAACCGCTATTGTAAAAGTTTTGGTTAATTACACGCTGCGTTAAGTCGTGCCTGTTTTGTGTAAGTAATAAAATAGCTACTTTCATTATCTTATATTTGAGCCGATTTCCCTTGCCGGAACTCCTGCGTATTTAGTATTTGCTTTTGCTTCGCCTTTTAAGAAGGCACTTGCTCCTATCATACAATTTTCGCCAACGTGTGCAAACTGATGTAGAACTGCGTTAAGTCCTATATTGCTTCCTTCTTCTATAATCGAATGTCCGCCTATTTTAGCTCCGCAGCTTATAGTTACGTTATCTAAAATATTACAATCGTGTCCGATGTGTGCGTGTTTCATTATGAAACAATTATTGCCTATAAAGGTATCTATCTCTGTTCCTGCGTCTATTGTTACAAGTCCTGTAATAACATTGTTATCTCCAATGTATACTTTGCCTTTTTCTTTTTGCCAGAACTTCTTATGCTCTGCTTTGTCTCCGATAATACAATAAGGACCAATGTAGTTGCCATCTCCGATAATTACGTTATCGCCTATAATAGCGGTAGGGTGGATAAAATTAGCCATTCTTTTTATTTTTAGGTTTTGGTTGTTCTTCGTACCAAGTATACAAGCGTTTAATCATATCGAATATACAATTACCGCACCATACTGTTAAGATAAAATCTGCACTCATATACTTTCGGTATATATGCTCATACATTTTTAAAATGTCTAAGTCAATATTACGCACATAGCCATTTTGTACTGTATGCCAATTACCAACGTGGTCATCTAAAAATTTGCGGTGTTCTATTTCCATAAGTTCCACATTATTTTTGAAAGTAAAGGCGCTAACACTCCTGGTATAAATACAAACGCAATTATGTCGGTACATATTGCAGGTAGAAAATATAAAGCCAATCCGCTCCAAGCTGCTAAACAACTCGTGCAGCTAAACGGCTTAAAATCTAGTTTCCACTTCCTATGAAATTGATGTATCTCTACAAAGAATATTGCAAAGCATATCGCTGCTATAATTATCATTTGCGTAATTGTTTTTTAAGTTCTCGTTTAGTAAGTTTAAGTTCCCTATGTATTGACATATATGGAATCCCTGTAACTCTGCTTAATTCCTTAGCGTTGCAGTTATGCTTGATAGCGTACACTCTTAAAAGTTCTGCTTTGTACCAATGCATCTTAGATAACTCGTCTTCTACTTTGTTAAGCAAATCCTCGTCTCTATCGTGTGCTATTAACTCAACCTCTAATGGCTTTCTATAAGTCCTGTAAAATTGGCTCGTATTACTCTGCATCATATTAATCATAGTGCGAACCAAGTAG